CGCCAACGCTATCACTGCAAACAAAATTTCTACTGGCTCTATTAGCGCAGACAAGATTGCCGCCAACGCTATCACTGCAAACAAAATCGCGACTGATGCTGTGACTGCCGACAAGGTGGCGGCTAATGCAATCACAGCAGGGTCCATCGCCGCCGACGCGGTAACGGCAGGCACTGTCGCCGCAGGGGCCATCAACACAGACCAACTAGCCGCGAACGCAATCACGTCCGCAAAGATATTTACGGGGGCCATCACTGCCGACAAAGTGGCGGCTGACGCCATAACCGCGAACAAGATTGCGGCGTCCAGCGTCATCACCTCAAAACTGGCTGCGGGGGCCGTGACGGCGGCAAAGATTAGTGTCTCAGAACTGTCGGCCATTTCTGCCGACCTTGGGACCATTCAGGTTGACACCGCAAACATTTTGGACGGGGCAATCACGTCAGCCAAAATTGGCACGGCGGCAATCACGTCAGCCAAAATTGGCACGGCGGCAATCACGTCAGCCAAGATCGACAGCGCGGCCATCACGTCAGCTAAAATTGGCGACCTGCAAGTTGGAACGCTTCAAATCGCGGATCAAGCTGTATCAAACACTGGGGCCGACAGTGGTTTTGTAGCTATTGGGACAGCCTATACGACTGTCGCAAACTTCTCATTGAACACGAATGGGGGCCAAGCAATCGTAAACGCGTTCGGACGTTTTTATTTTGGAAGCGCTGGTCAAGCCGGATCCAACGATGGGTTGTGGCGCATAATCCAAGGCTCAACCGTCGTTGAAATTGGCAGCGTCGATGGGAGGAGCGACATCTCTATTGATTTTTCTGCGCTCGATCTTGCCACTGCACCGACTGGGAACACAAATTACGAATTGCAGGCAGCCAAAAGTGGCGGCGGGTTTTCGAGCCAGTCGGTGATTGCTTCGGCCACCTTGGTAGTCACGGAGCTAAAAAAATGATTTATCAGTATTCGCGTTTCTGCAAAGCTACTGGCCTTTTTACGGGCCGAGGCAGCAACCCAGTTAAGGCCAATGCCTCCCCTAGAAAGGGCGAGGCGCTGATCGAGGGCCACTATGACGCTGCGACCCAAATGGTCAAAGATGGCGTTGTCGTTTTAATACCTGATGAGGCATTGGAGCAGGATCAGATTAAAAAGGCTTGGGCTGATTTGAGGCCAAATAGAAACCGTCGGCTTCAATCAACGGACTGGACGCAAGTCGCCGACGCGCCTGTCGATTCCTCTGCATGGGCTTCGTACAGGCAAGACCTGCGCGACCTGCCCAGCAACACAACAGACCCGCGCAATCCGTTATGGCCTACACCACCAGAAGTATGATACACCAGCACTTAAATAGGAGTGACCACGAATGACAAAACAAGTCCAGCGCCGCCGTGGTACAGCCACGCAACACACATCGTTCACGGGTGCCGAGGGCGAAACGTCAATCAACACCACGAACAAGTCAGTTCACGTCCACGATGGCGCAACGGCAGGCGGGATTGAGGCGGCAAGGGCTGACCTTGTAAACGTAAGCGATGGAAGCCTGAACGCTGCGTTGACTGGAAGCACGGTGTCGTCACTCACGATCACAACCGCCGACATCAACGGCGGCACAATCGACAACAGTGTCATTGGCGGCACAACTGCGGCGGCTGGTACGTTTACGGCGATTACCTCGACTGGCGGTATAAGCATTGATGACGCAATCCCCACTTTGCGACTTGATAGTCCCTCGGCATCGTGGTCGGGCGGTGAGGATTTGGGCGGTGTAGGTTGGTACACCGAGGATGCTTCTGGCGACGGCCCCGCAATTATGGCTCGTATTTACTCAGAAAGTTCTGGCTCAAATTCGCTTCCAATCCCAAACATAATTTTCCAAACTTCTCTGGCTGATGTTTCGCTAAAGGATAGAATGAGGATTGAAGGTGGCGGCGATATTAGTTTCTACGACGGCGATGGCTCCACAGCAAAGCTCTTCTGGGATGCTAGCGCTGAAAGTCTTGGGATTGGCGTTAATGATCCTCTTTACCCTCTTGAAGTTCAAGGTGAAGCTGGCATTGAGTTGTACAGTACCAGCACTAGCGGCAAAGTCCTTAACTTTAGACCCTCACTGGGCGATGCCAATAAGTACAATATGAGCATCAGCGCATATGATCACAGCACCAATGGCTTTGGTCCTACTGACGGGTTGAGCATTAACGGCTTTGACGGCGTTAGCATCTCAACTGGCTCTAGCACTGCAAGGCAAGAGCGTATGCGGATCGACTCATCGGGCAACGTGCTTGTCGGAACAACTTCTGCAAATGGCAGGTTGGCAGTATCTGGCGGGTCTGGTGCAAGTTATAGTATATACTCTACTGCGCACCCCTCCAATGGGTACAATGTCGCCCTTAGAGGTGTCAACACCACAGGCGTTGCTGTACGCATCTTAAACTCAAGCGGCAGCGACGTTGGTAGCATTGACTATACTGCCTCGGCCACAAGCTACACCACTTCATCAGACTACCGCTTAAAAACGGACGTTCAACCAATGGCCGGTGCGTCCGAACGTGTTCTAGCCTTGAAGCCTGTCAACTTCGAGTGGATCGCAGACGGTACTCGTGTCGATGGCTTCCTTGCACACGAAGCACAGGCTGTTGTCCCAGAGGCTGCGACTGGCACCAAGGACGCTATGAAGGATGAGGAATATGAGGGTACAGCGGCTAAGTATAAGACTGTCATTGTCCCCGAAGTTGAAGCAGCCGATGCCGTCTATGATGACGATGGGGAGCTTGTTTCCGAGGCAGTAGTGGGACAAGTAGAAACCACACACGAAGAACTTGTTTCGGAAGCAGTTATGGCAACACGATCTGTTCCGGACATGCAGGGCATCGACCAGAGTAAACTTGTGCCTCTACTCACAGCGGCTTTGCAGGAAGCGATTACCAAGATTGCTGACCTTGAGACGCGCTTAGAAGCCTTGGAAGCATAAGGGACAATAATATGCAAGACGATGCAAGGCTCGCAAGAATAGAAGCCAAGCTCGACCAAATGGGGGAGGCCATTGTTTCACTTGCACGGGTCGAGGAACGTATGGTCACGCTGTTTAATCGGCTCGACGCCATAGACAAAGACCGAGCGGCGCAGGTCAAACGCTTGCAGGTTGTTGAGGAAAAGACTGGCAACAACGGGCAATCTTTGCGCTTTGCCGAGCGTGTCTTCTGGATTGTTGTAGCCGCTGGCGTCACATATGCCTTTAAGGGCAGCGGCTCATGATTGAAGTCCTAGCCCTAGCTGGTGCAGTCAAAGCCGTTTCGGGTGCGATTTCTGCTGCGGTTAAGGCTGGCAAGGACGCAACATCACTGATGCCTGAGTTTGGCAGGTTGGCCGAACTTGACGCAGAGATCAAGTTGGCTGAGTCTGGGAAGCATAAAGGCTTTTTGGGCAAGCTGACATCAACTGAGGCCGAAGGCTTCGCAATTGCCGAAGCAAAATTAGCCCACAAACAGGCCGTCGATGACCTGCGTAGCGTATGTCGATTATACGGCCCGCCAGATATGTGGGAAACGGTACTGCGTGAGCAAGCCGCAGCTAGAGTAAGGCACGCGACCGCGCTAAAGGCGCAGGCGGACAAGCGAGGCAAAATCGTGGCGATTATAAGCATGACGTTTGGTGCTGTGCTGTTCTTCATTTTGTCTGGCCTAATCATCTTCGGCGCTTCGACGCTGAACAAATAAGGGGAACTGATATGAAGCGGATCATCATTCACTGGAGCGCAGGCACCCACAAGCCAAGCGCGAGCGACAAAAAGCATTATCACTACATCGTAAGAGGTGATGGCGCAGTGGTGGAGGGGAACCTTCCTGTCTCTGCAAACCTAAACACTGGGACGGAATACGCGGCACACACAAGAGGCTTGAATACTGGCAGTATCGGCGTTGCTTTCGCTGCAATGCATGGGGCTAAGGAGCGACCGTTCAACGCTGGGAAGCACCCGATCACTGAGGCGCAAGTGGAAGCCATGACTCGTTTGGTTTTTGATTTGTCGAATCGTTACGACATCGCTGTCACCCCGGAAACAATCCTTACGCACGCTGAGGTTCAACCGACACTTGGAATTGAGCAGCGCGGCAAGTGGGACGTGACGTGGGTTCCCGGCATGGATCAAGCAGGCGATGCGCGGACGGTAGGAGACTTGTTGCGCCAAAAGGTGCGTGACTACCGCCAAGGCCAGCTAGAACCCACGCCACCCCCATCAAAAGGCCGCACAAAGCCTGCCCAAAGCAAAACCGTGCAGGCTTCAATCGTTCAGGGGGCATCAGCAGTGGGCGGAGCAGTCGCAGCATTTCAATCGCTCGACGGCACGGCACAAATCATCGCAATGGTCGGTTGTGTCCTCGTGGCTCTGACTGCGCTGTTTATCCTGAAAGAACGTCTGAAGGCTTGGGCAGCGGGTTGGAAATAAAATGAGCATGTTGATGACAAAATTGTATGGCATCGCGGGGGCAATCCTAGCTCTCGCGGGCGCTTTTTTTGCAATTAAAAGCAGCGGGAAGCGTGCCGAGCGCAAGAACGCTAAGATAAAGGACTTGGAAAATGCTGAAGATATACGCCGTAGGGCTAGCACTGCTGATGAGCGGCTAAGGGAGTTTGACGACTCTGGATGGAGGGATTAACGCCCATGTCTGGCGGTATAACCCAGCACCTTCTCAGCGGCATCCCTAGAGGCGATAGCCTCTGCCATAGTCATAAAGCTGCCAAGGTGTATCCTCTTTCCGCAGTCGCCAATGGTTGCCTGCCAGCGGCGTTTAAGGGATGGGGTTGCCTCGTTATAATAAACGCCAGCCCTTCCAGACTTGTTGGTCTTTGGCGCGGCTGCGTTTCTTGCATTCTGCGTGGCGTCTACAGCACGAAGGTTTGCCAGCCTGTTGTCGTCCCGAACGCCATTGATGTGGTCAATCTGACACTCAGGCCAAGCCCCGTGAGTAACAGCCCAAGCTATGCGATGCGCACGAAAATTTCTTTGCTTTATGGTAATCTGAATATATCCATCTGGTCTGTGGCCGCCCGCTTTATTGCCCGCGTGCGCGGCATTCCAATTGTTCGCGGCCCATTCGGGTCCGTGATTGTAGTGACTAAAATCAGAAGGGCTTCGGGCATTCCATTTAAGTACACCCGTTTTGGGGCAGTACAAAACAAGGCGAGAAATCTCTATGGGTGAAAGCATGATAAACTCCGATTACGACACGCAGCATATGGCACCGAGTTCCACAGTCGGCAAGTGTGTTATTTTGGCGGCGTGCATCGCGACTTTGAGCGGATGTGTTACGTCATCAGCGTCGACCGCGACTGAGCTGGCCATCTGTGATGAGTGGCGAAAAAGCCTACCCACACGGAGCAGGGCCGACACAGTGCAGACGCAAAACGAAATTCAAGTCGCTATAGCCCAGCACGCGGTGGTTTGTTCGGACTGACCCCGGAATTAGTATGTCGTCTCTGATTGAATCAGTCATCGGTTGGTCCTTTTTTATGTTGGGCTTCTTCATATGCGTCCAGAATTAGCTCTGAAATATACTCCGAAACAGTTCTGCATCCGCAGTTCTCGGCTTCATCAAATAACCATTGCGCCTGATCGGCAGATATGGCCACCTTCATCTGCTTGACTGAACCCCAGACAAGCGGCGACTTGTTGAACACTGTAGTCAGCGTCTTTTCCTTGGGCTTGCAGTCACCACTGACGCGGCCGCGGTATATGGTCATGGCTACGGTTCGCTTGTTCTGGCCAGTCATTGCCTCAATCTCTTTCGCCGCCACACCGTCATTGAACAGCTTCCAGACGGTTCTTGTCATGGGTTTTAGGTTGCGCTCATCAATCATTTTGTTTCTCCTATTGTGAACAGTTTTTAACAATAGTGTAGACTTCACCACGCCACTCAACATACCGGACCCGAAGATCACCGACGACCTCGCCATCAAGGTCTTGACCCATCTTTGAGGCAAGCCAAAGCCGTATCGGTGAAACACCTAAAGACCGGATACTGGCACGGCATCTTATTCCTACGTCGAGCATCGTTCAGTGCCTCGTATTGTGTATAAGTCCACGTTAGCCTCCTTTAAATTTTAGGCTTTAACCCGCACCTCTTCGCGGTCTATCCTGTCGTTGTGGTTAATCATTTTATTTCTCCCTGTTGAATTTGGCTGGATTATCGTATGCCTTGCGCACCCTGTCACAGGCTGCTTCAAAGTAATCTGGGTCAAATTCAATGCCAATAAATTGGCGGCCCAAGTTGGCAGACGCAACGCCAGTCGTGCCGCTGCCCATTGTGAAATCCAGAACGGTCTCGCTTTCATTGGTGTAGGTCTTGATTAGGTATTCCATTAGTGCAACGGGTTTTTGTGTGGGGTGGACCGAGCCGCGCTCTACGGCTGGCATATATAGAACTTGCTTTGGGTATCTTACACCAAGGTTATCGGATCTTTGGTTGGTGTAGGTGCCATAACTTTTAGTCATAGAAGTTGACTTAGTTGGGTCACCGGCTTTGGCTTTGTATGCTGGCCCCGCTGTCATATTTGGGTTGTAGACGCATTGTTTAGCGTAAAATACCAATATATCCTCTTTGTCGCGCAGGGGCATTTTTTTAGCGTTTAAATGTCCTGTTCCCTTTGGTTTTTGCCACGTCCAATCATACTTAAACATTTTAACATTCGACATAATCAACGCTGATGTAAATGGCTGCGCTGCGGTCATAACAATAGCGCCGTTAGATTTTATGATCCTCTTAAGCTGTTCCCACATTGGCTCGAACGGAATTACGCTATCCCACTTGCAGGCCGTTGTCCCGTAGGGCGGATCAGTTAGAACCATATCAACCTTGCCCAGAGTCGGCATGACCTGCAAGCAATCGCCCAGTATCATACGGCAATCGCCAATCTGTTCCTCACGTATTATCATTTTATTTCTCCCTTTGCTGAGCCGTATTGATCAATCGGAACATCACGGCCATCTAAGGTCACTGTGTAATGATCCCCTGCAAAGTAGCCGCCATACCACTCCATTATGTCCCCTACGCAATCCAAGCCGCATTCGACCCTTACGTTTTTAGGTGTTGCATCTGCGTTGCTGAAGACAAGTGTTCTCATTTTGGGTACTCTAGCCCGCAGCTCGGATGCAAGCATCTCATCGCGGTCTATTCTGTCGTTGTGGTTAATCATTTGCTTTCTCCCTAGTCAGTTTTGCCATTACGGCGGATTAAGACGTTCGTGCCGACCATGAAGCAACCTGAACCGCCTATGTAGTGGCCTTCCTGTAGGATAGAATAGTCAAGATAAAGCTGACGGCCGCCTTCGCAAAGCTCCATGCTAGGGAACAGCCTGGTTGTTTGCAGGCAGCCATCTACTGCGTTCGGCTGGGTGATCCCCATCCCGCAGATCAGTATGTATCCAAGTATCATTTTGTTTCTCCCCCAAACGCTGCCATAATCTGCGCAACGTGGTGTGCTTGGGCTTTTGCGCCAAGAATATCTTTGTCCAAATCATGGCCTATAAACTCCTCACCAAAAAATAGCCGCCAATAGGTTTCAAAGGGTGCCTTTCTCATCGTATACTTTCCTGATTGCGTCATAAATCTGTCAAAATCATCCCAAACCAACGGCACCACCATCGAAGGCAACGCTGTGATGATTTCGGAGGCCGTATACTGTGCATCTGAACTGTTCCAAGGATAACCCATCTCCATCAAAACAATTTGTGCAATCTTGTCACTCATGCCCTCGGTCATTTTACTTCTCCTCCAAACGCTGCCATAACCTGCGCGACGTGGTGTGCTTTCATGCCCATCCTTGGCCCCACTTTTCACGCTTCCACACTACTGAAAGTGTCTTATCCATTACAATCATAAACCTGTGCTTGCGGCTTCTTGGCCTCCATTCTCCGTCAAAACCCTTAACGCTCCCCCTTGAGTGCTTCTTAAATTCTCCATTTTCGCTCTTGAACCAAAAGTCTTTTTTGGCTGCCGCCATGCCGTAATATGTGAAATTACAAGCTGCATACACTACACCGCTATGGTGGTCGTCGTCGGCGTATGAAAGCACTGCCCTCGCTTTGTGCTTCGCCTTCATCTGCTTTAGGCACCGCCCCACAAACCAGCTTGCAGCGTTGTGTTCATTGGCCTGCACGTCAGGCCGCAAGACTAGCCTTGAAAGCTCGAACAATCCGTCCTGATTTGACCTGTCTAAGCCAAAGGCACCTTTCGCCAATTCTGGGACGGGAAAGCCAGTAAAGATACAAACACCGACAAGCTCTTCGAGAAAAAATAAGCCAAAATTTATGCCTGACTTGAAGCCTCGTGAAACGCCTGTCAGATAGTGGTGGTCCCGCAGCAATCCTACCGCCTCAGATTTCTTGATCGTAGATATTTTGAATTGATCTTTACTCATTTTGCTTCTCCCCTCATCCATTTTATGTCGCTTGCCAGATCAATCTTTTCCTTGGTTGCCGTTTCAAGCCGCTGCGCCAATCGAGCAATTTCAGTGCGCTGTTTTGTGATTTTGCTTCTTAGTTTTGCAATTAATTCTGGGTCAGTCATTTTTCTTCCACCCATTTAATTCCTGTTATTTTTAAGTCACGTCGAACTGTCGCTTCCGAAACCTCAAGCCGCCTTGCAGCGCTTGCGCGAGAAATGCCCAATTGGGACATGATTTTTAATTTTGCCCGACGATTTTTTGTATCAACCTGAAAGGAAGTCGGTGCGACTGGCTCGGAAACTAGCCTCATTCCTAATTCTGCTAAATCTGATCGGATGGTTGTAACGGCAACATTTAAAAGTGTGGCTAATTGATACACGGTTAAAACGCCGTCATCCGCGTGCCTTTTAACTATGGCTCGTCGTGCTGCAGTTCTTTCTTTTCGCAGCTTTTGAGCCATGCCCCGTGCTTTTGCCCACTTTTCTGGGTTTGGAATTCCGGGGTTTTTAAGGGCTTCTTGCAGCATGGCTATCCCAATTTTTTCCTCTAATATTTCCGCCGCTGTTACGGCCTTTGATAGGGCTTTGGGTTTCACTTTTTTTATTAGTGGAAATTGAAGCATTTTGATTTCTTTCATTTGTTGTCGTTGTTTTTTTCAAGCCAGTTTGTATCCACCCCGTAATTTGCACGCCAGTTTTCAGGCTTACTGTGCAGTGGTATTTTACTTGTGTCCAGCAAGCCTTGATGATGCCCTTCGCACAATGGAATGGTGTCGAAATCTGATGCCTTGCGATTGCCGCCCCGTCCATGAATGCAATGATGCACTTGGGTTCTGCTGAGTTGCTCCATCTGGAATGCTTCGCAAATGCAGCACGGTTTTGATGCAATTCCCCCCATGTGCAAACGTCCAGCTTTGCCCTTGTCAGAAACATTATGTGCTTTCTTTTTGGCACTGACTTGGCGCAAGGCTGATTTTCGTTTGATCGAAGAACGCTTCATTACACCCAGCGTTCCCATTTAAGGCATTCAGCATTTGTTGCCTTTGCCGCGATATACAAGTGCGTCACCATTTGGTTTGATTCCCGCGCCCGTTTAATTGATTGTTCAAAGCGACTTCTTTGGTCGTAAAGGTCTTTGAGTTTGTGCTGGGCTATCGGGCGCATGATCGGCGCTAGGATAAATTTTATCATACTCCAATCGCCTCTCTGTAAAGTTGCTCAATCGCTTCTTCTTCTGCAATTTCGTCAGCGGCTTTTTTTCTCAATGCCACTATTTTACGGATTGTCTTTGTGCAGTAACCTCGGCTTTTGGCTTCGCCATAAACTTCTTTCCGAACTTTTGTTTCTTCACTAATGTGATCATTTTGATGCTCTATTCGATTAACGTAATCGAGCAGGTCGGCGGCGGTTACTTCATAAGCAGTTTTTTCAGTATACATTTAATTTCTCCGTGGTGGGGTTGATGGAAGAGCGCGTATTGCTTCGCGCCCGGCTGGTGTCACGCGCCAATAATTGCCGCGATTGATGGTTTGGAATGGGTTGTCGTTGCCGGGCGCTTCAACCCGTTCAATCCATTCACATTCTTCAAGGCTAACAAGCGTTGGGCCTTTGATTTCAAGATCAATCCCAAGAAATGGCGGGTCGGAAACTTCGGCACCATTTGCCTCAATTTTTTTGAGCGCAAGCCAGCGTGGTATGGTTAATTTGGGTTTCATATAAACTCAGCCTCATAACGTAGTGCTTCGGGGTCTGTAAGGCGAACGCCTTGCTTTACCCAGTGGCGTTGCACTTCCTCCATAAAAGCGTTCATTTGCGGGGAGGACATTAAGCGGGTCACAGGCATGTCAAATGCCTTTATTGCTTCTAGCTTTTGTTCGTAAGGCAACTCTTTTATCACTCGATCATAAGACATTCTGAATGCTTCGTTTTTGGCCCTTAGAATGGGAACCCCAAACCGCAGTTTGCATTCTGCTCGCACATCTTCATGCGTTTGATCCCCTAATTGCGTGGCAATGTCGGAAAACCAGCGTTGTGCTAACCTATTTTGAGCGCTTGATCTTGATGCACCTTGTGTCCATGAAACGGTTAAGGGCAGCTTTCTATCCCGCAATATAGCGGCCAGAGCGTCTACATGCTCCGGCTTTCTTATGATTTTATCCGGCATGAAATTTTGCCTTTAATTTGGAGATTTTGTCGTCCATTTCAGTTAAGAATTTCTGCACTTCCGTTTCTATTTCAGCATGACGAACGGGATCGGCATTAACTCTCTTGCACCAGTAGTTCATTTCGCCAGGCAGCCTTGGATCGAAAGAAACGAAGTCGCACCATTTCCTGCCCGTGCAAAGCATTTGGACCTGCATTTGCGTTATATATTTTGCAGGCACTTTTTCGTTGAGCAAGGTGTCGATGTGCGTAGCGCTGTTGGGGCATTTGATTTCTATCAATCCGTCATCCCCTACAAGCCCATCAGGGGACGCTCCAAAGCCTGAAATTTCTGGATGAACAACAAACCCGTCTTCAGTTACGTCTTCGCCAGTCATCATTTCATAAGCCAGACGCGCCTGTGGTTCCGTTTCTGTACCCCAAGCCATTGCAGCGCTGCTGAACCCCTCTGTGGCCGTTTGTGTGAGCCTCTCGGTGATAAGCTGAGCCATGTAGGTCGCTCGGCTTGCGGAAGGCCCGCTTTTAGTCTTGGCCAGCACGTCGGCTGTTCGGGATGCTGTTACGCACCCCAAACGCGCCGCGAACCATTCAGGTGTCCGCTGTTCCATTTTCTTCCTCCTGCTTTGATTTCTTTTTGGTAAGCATCGCAATGGCTTCTGACGCTTGTTTGGCGTTCATCTGCGTCAGTTCATCAACTTTCCAATATGAGCTTAACTTCACTTCGTCGGTTTCTGTATCGAAGATTAAATCATTCACTTCCTTAAACTGATCTGCACTAATTGGCTTTGGTGGCTCTACTTTTGGAGCAGCCTTTGCAGCAGCGTTTCCGTTATCATCTTCTGGCGCAATTC